TATAGTCTCATACAGAACTACTTCTGACCAAGGGCAGTCTCAAGTGGGTACTGTAAGTGGTACAAGCATTAGCTACGGTGGTCAGTATATTTACAATACAGGCGTTACAGGAACGTCAATAAATTCTGCCTATGATGTAGCATCTGACAGGATAGTGGTTGCATATAAGGATGATGGTAATTCTAGTTATGGTACGGCGTGTGTTGGTTCAATAAGCGGCACGGCTATTACTTGGGGTTCAGAAACAGTTTTTAACGCAGGTAATACGGACAGCATAGGTACGTCTTATGATCCGTCTTCTCAAAAAATAATCATATCCTACAGAGACAGAGGAAACTCAAATTATGGAACTGCCATTGTTGGTACGGTCAGTGGAACATCCATATCTTTTGGCTCAGAGGCTGTTTTTTCCTCCGCAAGTTCTAGCAATACTGATGTTGTTTATCATTCTGATGCTGAGTTCAATGTTATATCTTGGAGGGCTTATGGCGGGACAAGCGCAGTAACATTTGTGACAGCCACAGTCAGTGGAACATCTCTTACATTTAGCTCTGCCACCGAGCTTACAGGAAATGATGGTTACTATATAAATCAGACGTATGACACTACGTCCAAGAATATAATTTCTGTATATAGAGATGATTCAAATTCCGATTATGGCACTGCCGTAGCATTTACCCCTGCTTACTCCTCCACAAACCTCACCTCCGAGAACTACATCGGCATGTCTCAGGGGGTGGTTGCTGTTGAGAGTGGGACACAAGCGATTGGTTCAGCGTCAGTTTTTGAAAGTGCTGCTTCTTCCTACATATCAGCTACTTTTGATAGCAGTAACAATAAAGTAGTTGTTGCCTATAACGACAATGGTAACTCCTACTACGGGACTGCTGTAGTCGGCACCGTGAGTGGCACATCTATTAGTTTTGGAACACCTGTAGTTTTTGAAAGTGCGAACAGTCAGTTTATTTCTGCCACATACGATGCCAACGCTGCAAAAGTTGTTATTTCTTATGCCGACGGAAGTAACTCTAACCACGGTACCGCTATTGTCGGAACGGTAAGCGGAACAGGTATTAGCTTTGGTAGCCTCGCAGTGTTTGAGAGCGCAGTCAGTTATTATATGTCGAGCGCCTACGACTCTACTTCTCAAAAGGTTGTTATTGCTTATCAAGACGGTGGCAATTCTTCATACGGGACGGCTGTAGTTTGTACAGTAAGCGGAACAAATATTAGCTTTGGAACGCCTGCCGTGTTTGAGGCAGCAAGCACTTCAAACACTTCCGTTGCTTATGACTCTAATGCTCAAAAAGTTGTTATTTCTTATACGGACGGTGGCAACTCCAGCAACCTTACAGCGGTTGTAGGCACTGTCAGTGGAACAAACATCAGTTTTGGCACCCCTGTGTCCACAGGTGAAGTAAGTACAGACCTTTCATCCGTCTTTGATATTAGTTCTAACAAAGTCGTTATTACTTACAATAATAGCAGCACTGGCAAGGCGGTTGTTGGAACAGTAAGTGGCACTGGAATCAGCTTTGGTAGCCCCGTAGTGTTTGATTCTAACAATAGTGACAATGTTTCAGCAACTTATGATGCTAACTCCACAAAGGTGGTTGTATTTTATAGGGAGAATAGCGTAACTGGTGACGGTACTTTTGCTGTGGGAACTGTAGATGGTTCATCTATTAGCTTTGATGCCCCTGTTGCATTTAATTCCACTAATAACACTAATATAGCATCTACCTATGATTCGGCTGCTCAAAAAATAGTTGTGGCTTATAGAAACAGTGACAATTCTAATTACGGTACTTCTGTTGTTGTACAGCCAGCCTTTACAACCATAACCAGAGGCCAAGTAAACGCTGGCTCTAGCGCCACGGTAGACATCATCGGCTCACTCAGCACAAACCAGTCTGGCCTCACCGCAGGGCAAGCGTACTACGTCCAGACAGACGGGACGATAGGCGAGACCGCTGCCGATCCTAGCGTCTTTGCAGGGACAGCAATATCTGCTACAAGTTTAGTAGTTAAAACATAAGGCGAAGCCATGCCTCTAATCCCGCTCAAACTCCCCGCTGGCCAGTACCGCAACGGCACTGAATATCAGTCTCAGGGTCGGTGGCGTGACGCAAACTTAATCCGCTGGCATGAGGGCGCTTTGCGCCCCGTGGGCGGTTGGCGCCAGCGTGGTTCTGTTGATCTGAATGGCGTGGCGCGCACGATGGTTGCGTGGGAAGATAACTCCAACAGCCGGCGCGTTGCCTTTGGAACCCACAACAAGCTGTACGCGATGACCGCCGGCAACACTATCAGCGACATTACGCCGTCTAGCTTTACTGCCGGCCGCGTGGACGCAACGGCGTTTACTGGCTACAGCGCAAGCACGTTTGGCAGCGGCGAATACGGCCTGCCGTCCGAAGACACAGGCAACATTTTGCGAGCCACCACATGGAGCTTGGAAAACTGGGGCGAGTACCTGCTAGGCTGCACCGCTGACGACGGAAAGATTTACCAGTGGACGCTCAACAGCAGCACGCCAGCGGCGGTTCTATCGAATGCGCCCACCGGCTGCTCGAGCATGATGGTAACTGAGGAGCGCTTTGTCTTTGCGTTTGGCGCTGGCGGCGATCCTCGGAAAGTTGCTTGGTCAGACCGCGAAGATAACAACACATGGACACCAGCGACAACAAACGAAGCTGGCGACATCCAAATCCAAACCAACGGCGTAATTCTCAAGGGCTTGCGCACACGCGGGCAGGCTCTGATACTGACCGACCAAGACGCACATACAGCGACATATGCTGGCCCGCCTTTTGTGTACGGCTTCGAGCGTGTTGGCACCTCGTGCGGCCTCGTAGCCGCCAACGCCGCAGCGTCGATAGACGAGGGCGTCGTCTGGATGGGGCAGCGGTCATTTTTTGTTTACTCTGGCGGAGCTGTGCAGGATTTAAACTGTGAGGTTGCGGATTATGTGTTCAGCGACATAAACAACGACCAGAAGTCGAAAGTCCACGCCGTGGTGAATAGCCGCTTCAACGAAATATGGTGGTTCTACCCCAGCGGCGGCAGTACGGAATGCGACAGGTATGTGTGCTTCGATTACGCAGAAAAGATCTGGACTACTGGCGAAATAGATCGCACCGCCGGCGTGGACCGGGGCGTATTCCGCCAGCCTTTCTGGATCGCTGCGGACGGCGTTCTGTATGAGCAGGAGGTTGGGTTTAACTACGGCAGCCAAACTCCGTTTGCCGAAACTGGGCCGATCTCCATCGGCGTCGGCGAGCAGGTTATGGCCGTGCGCGGCATGATCCCAGACGAGAAGACGCTAGGCGACGTGAACGCCACGTTCAAGACGCGCTTCTACCCCACTGGGGCGGAGCGAGATTACGGGCCATTCAGCATGGCCAACCCAACCAGCCTCCGGTTTACGGGTAGGCAGATCAGGATGCGCGTCACGGGCGACGCGGCGTCTGATTGGCGCGTCGGCATCATGCGGCTTGACGCTGCACCCGGCGGCCGCAGATGAGCCGGATGCTCCCACCGATTACTATGGACTTGAGCCAGTGGGCCGAGAACCTACGGCGCTACCTTGGGCGCGCTCTGGACCAGCTCGGCTTCAAGGAGACTTATTCCTCGGCGTCCGAAAACGGCGTCTTGTTGTGGGACAACGTGAATGGCTACCCGGTGGTCAGCAAAAATGGTGAGTGGCGTCAAGTTGTGCTGGAGGATGGCCACGGTGATTTCTTCATTAACGCAGATGTAACGGCGTCAAGCGCAAACACAGAATACAAGTTGACTTACACAGCCGAAGCCTCAAACAATGGCATTACTCTAGGCACACCAGCAACGCGCATCGTGTTCGAGGAGGCTGGGCAGTATGTCATAGCCTTTTCCGCTCAGATTTCATCTACATCCGCAAGCACTGTTCATTTTTACTTTTGGCCAAGCGTTAACGGCGCGGATATTAACAACAGCGCAATGACTACAGCTTTGCACCAAAATAACGCAACGCTGGTTACTGCGCGGACGCAAGTGTTTACGGTTTCTGCCAATGATTACCTTGAGGTTAATTGGATGGTGGACAGCACCAGCGGCTTTATTAACGCCACAGCAGCTGCGTCACCCGTGCCGAATATTCCGGCGTCAACACTGTCAATTACGAGGCTGCACGGATGACCAGTGAAAACGTCATAAAAGTCAGCTTCGAGCCGCGGCAAGATCCCAAGGTAGAAATGTTCGCAGTATTGCCGGAGAACCTTCCATCGGTGATCGACGACGCGCGACGCTTCATAGGCATGTCTACAGACCGCCAAAGCAACGTGGGCGCCGATCACATCGTCCAAGACCTTTATGACGGGATGTCCCTACTCTGGATGGTTTACGTTGACGGAACCCCAATGGCGTCCGTCGTGACCTGTATCCTGCACCACCCGCTGAGGCGGAATATGAAGATTGAGTGGATGGGCGGGGAGGATATGCACCTCTGGGCCGGCGAGGCTCTGGCCACTTTGACAAAAATAGCTAAAGAAGCTAAAATGGACGCGATTGAAACTGACGGTCGCAAGGGGTTTGCGAAATACGCAGAAGCGGCTTCCTTCCGTGAGACGCGCAGGCATTATGAGATGGAGCTGAGCCAATGAGTTCGACCAAAACGCAAGAAACCAAAATGCCTCAATGGCAGGAAGACTTCATCCGCGAAAACATCTTGCCGCGCGGCATTGAAATCGCAGACCAAGAATATACGCCATACGAAGGCGAGATGATCGCAGGCATGACGCCGCTGCAAGATCAGGCTATGGCGGGCTTCGGCAATCTCAACATGGGCGGCCAGACATACGATCAGGCGATAGGCGTGCAGCAAGGTCTCACCAGCTTCAACCCGGCCGACATGGCCGCGGCTCAGCTCGGGCAGGCGCAGACAATGCAGGGCGTCGGGGCGGTAGACGCCGCCAGCGCTCCGGGTCAGATCGGCGTGAACCAACTGGCCACGACAGACTTCGACGCGTATATGTCGCCCTACACTCAGAACGTAATCAACCGCTCCCTCGAGACGCTGGGCGGCGCGCAAGAGCAGGCGCTGAACAAGCTGGGCGCTCAGGCGACTGCGGCTCGAGCTTTTGGCGGCTCCCGCCAAGGTGTGGCAGAAGCCGGCACGCGCGAGGCTTACGGCAAGCAGGCGGCAGACCTTGTCGCCGGGTTGCAGGAAAAGGCATTCACGCAGGCGCTTGGCTCCGGCCAGTTTGACATTGGCAACGTGCAGCAGGCCCGCGCATTGCAGTCGGGTCAACAGATGACAGCCAACACTCTCGGACAGCAGGCGCGCGAAGCGGCAGCGGCCCGAGATCAGGCGGCACGCGCAGGCAACATGGCGGCGGCAAACCAATTTGCGCAGCAGCAGGCGCAACTCCAGCAGGCGGCAAACGCTGCCAACTACCAAGGACAGTTTCAGACTGCCGGCATACAGTCGGCGGCGGCCAACGCAATGGGCAGCCTAGCCGGCCAGCGCTTGCAGTCAGAGATGGCGGGCCTCAACGCGCAGATGGCGGCGGGCGAGCAGGCGAGAGCGCT